ATTTTGGTCTCCTTTCATAATAGTTTTGCTCCCTTTATGTGACCACCTTGCGAAAGGCATGCATAAAGAAAGGCGCGAGAAAACTCACGCCCAACAAATATAAGCTTGGGATAAAGAAAAGTCAAGAAAAAACATAGGATTTTCAAAATTTCAAAATTCTCTAAAATTGGATTTTGAAATTCTAAAAATTCTATTGACAAAATCTTCACTTTTATTGTAATATTACGTCGTTCGTTTCCCTTACGGAAAGAACTCCGAGGTGTGGCTCAGTTTGGTAGAGCACCTGGTTTGGGACCAGGGGGTCGCAAGTTCGAATCTTGTCACCTCGATTTTTTATTGGAAAATTTTAAGCACGTTTTTAAACCTTAAAACCTTGCGGATTGGCTTAGAAACGTGCTTTTTTCATGTTTTCGGCTATGTTTTCTCTTGTTGCGTTATCTTTCGGAAACGATAGATTTTCTTGTTGAAATGCAAAATTTTGTCACGGATTTTGTCACGAAATTTGTCACGGATTTATAGCCAAGAAATGGCTTATTTACTCGACAATTTCAGTCCTTTCCGGGAATATTTGGAAGAGAGATTTAAAGGAATCAAAGGCTCCGTCCTCTCCTACATAGTCGAATCCCTCTCCTTTCGCTTTTCTAACCTTCGCATTAGTCGCCATAAGCCCGGTCTTTGTCAGATAGTACCACTTGCCCTTATCCTCAATCCATTGTCCGGAAAGCATTCCACCATCCTCTCCAAGGTAATACCAGCCTTCTTCTGTCTTAAACCACCCCTTAATCATAAATCCGGCGTTATCAAAGGCGTACCATCTGCCGTTAATATAGCGCCATCCGCCCCATAGAGGCACGTTGTCGACATAGAACAACCATTTATCATTTAACTGTTGCCAACCCTCTCTACGTGGCTCCTGTTGCGTTGTGGCGTGATTCTTGCAAGCCATGTAGAAACACCAACTCACGAACTCAGCACACCAGAACTCAGATAAAGCCTTCCCGTTGTTGTACCATTGTCCATATTTCGTATAGTTCTTGCTTCCTCTATTGGCGTGCTTATCCTCCAGCCCATGAGGGGAAGCCTTCTCCTCATAGCCAATTTCTCCCCGGGCAACGTCCAAAAGTTCCTGTGCTGTGCAAGTATCGTCCCCATAGACAGGCCTTGCAAAGCCATTCACCCAATTTCTACCACCTACAGAGAAATTGTTATAGGTCTTTCTTCTGCACTCTCCGCCGTTTCTATCCCCCTGAGTGCCGGAAGTGTTGCCTTCAATTGTCGTGATCTTGTTGCCTTCTATGCTCTCCACAATCCCAACATGGGCGATTCTTCCCATTGCCGGGCTAAAGAAAAAGACTACATCCCCTGTCTTTGGCACGGTATGCCATCTTCCGGCCTTCTTGAATTGCCCGGCGCCGCTCGGCGTATACTTGAAATAGTCGCCACACAACGCCTTTTGTCCTCTCTGATATGGATTCATATACTTCCCCTTTCATAATCAAAAAGGGGCAATACATTGCTGTACTGCCCCAAGTCTGCCCTACAGCTCTACGCCGGGTCCATTCTCCTTGTCCTCTTCTCCTACGCCTCTGCCATAGCCGACAGGGTGCGGGGAATTGTCCGCCTTGTTGTCCTTTGCCGGAACTTCCTGTTTCTTGGCATCTTCGTCAATGCCTTCGTACCTTTCAAACGGCTTGTTCTTACTCATGCGCTTTCCTCCTGTTATATAAGTTATTGTGTAAGCTGCTTACCGACTTGATTTGCTCCAGTCGCACCAAGGCCGCTTACAATTCCAATGGCTACCGCATTTAAAATATCCTTTGCTGGAAACTCTGGCATAGTCATCATTCCCACTACACCAAGCACCGCTCCGGCAAATCCGCAGATTACGGGAATGAATTTATTATTCAAACCCTCTACCGCCTTGCACCCCATACCGATGAGGTACACGATCACTGTAATTGCCACTACTGTTCCAATTCCGAAATCCATTTTCTTTCCTCCTTTTCAATAACTAAAATCACTCTTTTTCGACCGCTCATCATACGCATCAGTAATAAGTTTCGTTGCGCTCACCGTATTATGATTTTTAAAGTCCAAATGATTTCGGCAGTACCTGTCATAGGTGTCAATATCCGCAAATATTTGAACAAAGCTTTCTCTACTGTGAACTTGTTTTCCAATAATCTCATCACTGAAGCGTAAAATCCTAACCTTTGCGGCTATGGCTCTTGTCTCATCTACGGACTCTGCAACTGCTTCGATTTTGTCGCTCAACACTTCCACCCTGTCCATTAAGGCTTTCTGAGATTCCGCAAATTCCTTTGTCAATATCTTCCCGATAAAGGTAAGAATCGCCGTCCATGGCTTCTTATCTTTCGGAGCAAACTTTTCTACCAAGGTGATAAGCCCTAGAGACAGCCACCCTAGCGACTGGATAATCACTCCGAAATCCACCAATGAAAAAAATGCGTTAAAATCCATCCATATCTTCTCCTCCTTCCTGAGTTTCTACCGCCATAATACAAGCCCTTATTTTTTGATACCCTAGCAATAAAAGAAAAAAGGACAAGTTTCCTTGTCCCCTTCTCATTACTTTTTCGCCCATTGCTTTAGGTCTTTTTCGGTGTATAGCCGTTTCCCTTCGTACGTGATTCGCAGAATCTTTTTTAAGATTGCATCAGATTCCGCCGGATTCCCGATAGCCGCTTGATAGGCTTCTTTGTATCTGCCAGTTACTGCGCTCTTGATACTGCTCCGAATCTTCTCGTCAGATACGCCGTCAGCCTTCTTGTAGTCAATATAA